CCTCGGGTAATACCAACGTAACCATTGGCTAAATCCTGTGTGACTGTTGCTAGATCAATACCAGAGCCTCGGGATATATCTACTGCTCGGGTAAGTAAATCCATAGACTTGGTTACATCGCCAGTAGTTGTAAGAAGTCCTTGGAAAGCTGGGCGTAAGGTTTCATCAACTATGCCAGATTGCATAGATAGTTTCTGAATAAATTGAGTAATTGCTGGGTTGGCAAAAGCCAAGCCTAAATTATCTATAGTCTTTGTCAGACGTGCTGCTGAAGCTTGGTCTTCAGCAAAAGCCTTTACAGAAGCTTTGCCAAACGCAAGAATCTTCTGTGCAGCAAAAACTGAGACAATTTGCTTGCCAAGTTTACCAACGGCTTTATCTAACCCGCTTACTGCGGAGTCAGCTTCCTTAAAGGCTTTCTTGCCCTTAAACTCGGCTGCTAAGTCAATTCTTAAATCTGCCATCAGACCTTATCCTTCATTGAATCAAACTTATTTTTAGCCTTGAAGATTGCCTTAACTACGCCATCTTGGGCTTTGCCACGATCTTCCTCAAAAGCTCTGAATATAACGCGACCTTGCATCTTCTGTTTATCGCCTTTAATTTCTCCACCAAGGCGGGGTGTGAATTGTCCTGAAATACCAGACTTACGACCCGCTGTTTCGTAAATAGCTCCAGCCGCAGACTTATTAAAGATAGAAGCAAGAGCCGAGAAACCTTGACGATTGACACGGCTGGGAGTTGATTTATATGTAATTCCCTTACGAGCAATACCGGCATCGTAGGCAGCACGTTCCCATTTGCCTCGCTGGTTGCCTACAAGCCAGCCACTCATGACCTCATCATTGTTAGGCATATAGCCTCGAGCCTGCTTTACGACAGGCTTAAGAAATGAGGCAATCTCTTTGCTAGTTTCCTTGGCAAGAGTTGGTTCAACTATAGCGAGTGCTTTTCTAAGGGCGACCGCGCCTTGCAGCTTTACTGGCATCTTCCCTCGCTTTCGCTATGTCCTTCAGGACTTGAACGTGATACTTAAACTCCATAGGAGACAGTTCTATAATGGATTGGAACGGAACTCCGTACTCATAACTCAGACGAGCCGAGAGATAAGTAACGGAGTTCCGATCTATACCAAAGGGTCTGAGTCTAGAACCTCAACTGACTTGAGAGTATCTAGAAACCCTTCTCCAAAAGGTTTAGGTGAAACCCCAGCACGTCTCATTGCTTCCCAACAGATCCAGTAAATATCTGACTGCTTCTGCTCGGTCAAAAGAGCCTTGTGGAATCCCATCTTGGCGTGTTGCTCAAACGCCCATTCAATCGTTGGTGTGATTTCGTAATCGTTCACCAATCCATCTGTGGTCGTAACCCTTAGCTTTGCCACTTTTAGCCCCTTTGTTAGATTATGCGGTTGTTACTGCTACTGTGCTTGATGCGTTGAATGTAAGGCTCTGCATAGATACATCGCCAGTTGCTCCATTTACAGGTGTAAGGTTATTGACAAGAAGTGTAACTGTATAAAGTGGATTTGATACTGAAGTAGCTGCTGAAGTCTGCTTAAATGTCCACACGACGTTCTTGCCATAGCATGACTGCAATGTAGTTGTGACAGCAGGAGATGAAGTAAGATCGTTGAGAATATCAAGAGTTACTGAAGACGCTTCAAGTCCCTTGATAAACTTATGAGCTGAATCGCCCATTGCTGTGACTTCGAGTTCATCGAATGTCTGGTTGATTGTTACTGATGTAACGTGGTCTGAGAGGTTTACTGAACCCGTTCCCGGATCGACAGTAACCTGCACACCATTATTTAGAAATACTGCCATTTAGGTTATTCCTCGTCTTTCTTGGTTGCGGGTTTAGTTTGCTTTGGTTCTACCTGACCAATTTTAATCAGGAAGGCTTCGTGTTCTGCGTACCATTCTTTGATGTCCATTATTACTCCCAGCTAGTTACGAGCGAAATTGACATTTCGCATGACAATAAATCTCCGCTTGCCACGGAGAGAACTTGGGGTTGCGATACGGAACCTACGTTGTATGAAATAGCATCAGAAGCATACAAAGCGTTAAACATAGTAACTATTGCTGTTTCAATGCCTTGCAAGTTTCCTTGATTATCAAATAATGGAACTGTGATAAGAAGTTTGAAGTTAGCAGTCGGCCCTACAGTCGCCCATGAATCATTGGTTGGCTCAAGGTATGGATCATCTGGAATGATAACTACCGAGTTTGCTTGAATGGTTTGTGGTGGGTAAGCGAATACCTGATATGTGGTGTTGGCTGTTAGTGCAGTCGCAAGCGTCTGACGAAGGGTAGATACTGCTGGGGTAGTCACTAGCCGACCATCGATCTTGGGCTTGTGTAAGGCGCAATAAGACCGCGAACCTTAGCCAGCATTGTGTTACCTAGGCGGTAAGGGCTTGGGGTAATACCATCTACTGAAACTCCACCGCTTGAAGGTGCCTGACGAGCCTGCCAGACGTCCACAGCCAGCATAAGAGCTGCCTGACGGATTGCTGGGGTAGATGAATAACCCGCAGCCTTTGTATCGGCTCCTAGAGCCTTTCCGTATGGAACTACTTGGCGATAATTCTCGTCTGCAACTGATCCAGTAGCGTTGAACTGAACCAAAGAATATCCTCGAGGAAATGTCTGGTATGTGTAAGGAAAGAAATATGTGAATAGCGGGAAAGTACCTGAACCATTAGTCCATGGGTAAGTCGCTGTGATTGTACGGCTGCCATTGTATGAAGTTCCAACACCTGAAACAGTAATGGTCTGTCCTACTGTGAAAGTAGCAGGAGCCGATAATACCAATGTACATTTATTGCTCACTACTGTACAGCCGATGACTGGGTAAGAATCGAACCAAAGATATTGGTTGAGTGTGTCTTCTGCTGTTTGGCAAGCAAGTTCAAGATCAGAATCTGGGTATAGCGTACCGACGCCAAGGACAGAGCGAAGCTCGTTGGCTGTGACGTATGTGGCTGCCATATCTAATCCTTTCTAAAGACCGAACGGGCGGGGAAGGGCTCTGCCCCGCCCGTCGGCGTACTTAGTTACCTCTTGCTTATGTGAGGTTGAAGCGACGAACACCCGCAGGGATAAGAACCTTACCTGCGCCGTAGCCGTAGATTGCTGTCTGTACAGCCATGTTTGCGACGACGTTTACAGAGAAGAAAGCCTCTGGAGACTCGAACCACATTGCTGTTTCAGGAGCGATGATGAATGCTGACTCGTCAACGAGACCAGCTGTTACGTTCTTATCAACGTAGAGGTCAAGTCCGAGGACGTTACCCTTGATTGATGTAGGAGTTGCTTGTCCGCCTGCGTTCATTGGCTGTGAAGCTGTGAAGATTGGGCGTCCTGTTGTATCGACTGCACCGATGAGTTGTGACCACCAGTCGGTGTTAGTTACGATGTTTGATGCGAAGTATGAAGAACCCTTGTATGCAGCAGGAGCTTCTACGCCGATGTATGAGATAAGACCAGCGATTGTTGCTGCCTTTGTTGCAGCCTGTGTTCCCTGTGATGTAAGAGCAGCAATCATTGCTGAGTCAGTTGCTAGGCGGTATGCGCGCTCAAGTTGAATTGCAAGTTGGTCGAAGAAGATTGGGTCAGAACGCTCGAGAAGAGCCAAGTCCACAGTCTGCTGTCCTGCGTAGCGAGCCAAAGTTACTGTCTCGTATGCAGAAGTCATTGCTGTATCTGAAGGTGCTGTTCCATCGATTGGGTTTGAAGCAACTGTTGGAGCAGTATCAGTACCGCCACCAGCTGATGTTACCAATGCAGGAATGTTGATCTGCATACCTGAAGCGGGTGCAGCCTGACGAGTTACAGCGTCGATTGTTGGACGTCCAAAGTTTGTGTTAGACACAAAGTTTGAGAGGTACTGGATAGGGTTGAACGCAGGGTTAGATGACATTGTTCCATCTGTTGCGATGAGGCTGCGGTCTTCTGCTGCAGAAACCCACAAACGGGATTCGTTGTCGCCAAGTGCTGCCTTGATCTTGTGTTCTGTGTAGCGACCCATTGATGTGATTCCGTGACGTACACGAGTCACACTTTCGCCATAAGGTGTTGCCGCCTTAATGACTGGGCGTGAGGCTTCTGCTGTTGCTGCTGCCTCAGTTGTTGCGGGAGTTGTATCTTCTGACACAGCTGCCTCACTTTCTGTTGGTTGGGTTTCATCTGCGACCTCGATAGGTGCAGAAATTTCTTCTTCAACTACTTCTTCTGAAGCAGCGACTTCGAGGACGCGAGCCTCGGTAAATGCAGGAGATTCAACGAGTGAAACTTCCTTGAGAATTGCTGATGTGACGACCAATGTGCCGTCTTTCATTTCCTTTGATGCTAGAACTTCAACACCGACAGAAAGTCCGTCGATAAGTCCTTCTGAAGCCATAAGCAAGTAATCTGTTGCCTTGCTTGCTGCGCTTAACTTAAATACGCCATCGATGCCTGAAGCGGTTTCATTGAAAGACTTAGCGCGTCCAATAGGATCGTTGGTGTTGTGTTGAGCAAGTAACTTAATCTTGGAAGGTGCAGGAATCTGGATTGAGCCCCGCTCGAAAATTGTCTTACCCGCAGAAGTGTTGCCGACTGCGCCGAAAGGCACAATCTGGCCTGCGATAATGCGGCGTTCTCCATCTGCCGCTGTAATCATCTGGGAACTAAAGTTCAGTAGCATCTGGTACTGACTCCGTTTCTGCTCCGCTAGGGGCATTGGTTGTGTAGGAAGATTCTGAGCCGTCTGGCGCAAGTCCTTCCATTTCTTTGGCTTGATCTAAAGATATGAGCTGAAGTGATAGAAGCTTCTCTGTCACAGCAAGGCGGTCTTGAGGGTTGGCTCGTAGGAAGGTTTCATCTACGGCGAATCGCACAACCTGACCGCGAGGAGTAAGGTCATCGAGAGACAAGCGGTCTTCGATGGCACAGATATATGGGGCTAAAGAATAAGCAAAGAACTCTTTGCGTGAATCAAGTACGTTCTGATAAGTAGATGAGCGATTATGCTCTGCGTTAATCATGTGTGCCGGGATATTAAATGCGCGAGCAATCTGAGCGGCTAATTCTTCGATAGAATCGTTGTATGTCATTTCCATTGGAGAATATGACGTTGGAACGTACTCAAGAGTAGAAGTTAAATAAGCAGTTGAACGATTCTTGCGGGCTTGCTTCCAAGTATTTAGAAGTCCTTGAATCTGACTATCAGGAAGATCACTTCCAGAATTCTTTAGATAACCAGTCGGCTGAGGCGAGCTGATACCGACGTTAGCAGCTTCTTCAGCCTGAATTGCAGAATTGATAAGTCGCTGGGAGCGAACTAGGACACCTTGGTCTAATGCTTGGAATGTAACAAGTGATCCAACGCCTGAATCTGGAACTTTGGTTCCATTGACCATGTAATAATCGACTTCTTGAGTCAATGTGTCAAGTTTAGTTGTAACGCGGTTATTCTGAATCCACTCAAAAGATGCAGGGCGATTATCGTCTGCATAAACTGAGGTAACGCGCCAGAAAGCCTGACCGAACATGATAAGAGAATCGACAGTCCACGCAATCGTTACAGATCGTGGAGCGCGTGAATCTGGTTGGCGAACCCATGTAGGCATTGCAAGTTCTTCACCAGTTGTAAGTGAATACATTTCCAAAGGAATGGTTGCAATAGTGCCTTTGATGAGATTGAGGCATTGATTGACGGCTGGGACAGAAACCGCAGATTGGCGGTCGATTGGAGAAGCCCAGTTATTCCAACCACCCATACCCATTGCATAAGATGAACCGAATGGCGCGTCATAGACAGCTGGATTGACCTGCGCGGTTAATTGCTTTTTATTTCGCCCAAAGAGTGCCATAGAGTGCAATTATACACTACATATAGGTTATCCAGCGTATATAGCCGCTATCTGTTGTGGTTTCATCAACATTGATACAACCATAGCCGTAGCAATCGCTCCAGATATGTCGCCAGCAGACTTTCGCTTCACAATACGCCATGATGAATCGTTGGTTTTAGCTGCACAGTTATTCATCTGTTGAATCCAGTTCTCTTGACCCTTATGTACCAGGCGCAGGTTATCCATCGAGTCTTTTAGATCCGTACACGCCTGATAGAACTGCTGACCAGATATATCTTGGACAACGCAACCGCTATTCGCCAGCCTTTCAGCAATCGTCTGGGTTGCGTACTTGTCGTAGCAAATCTGGCGAGGTTTATATTGGTCAGCCCACGCCTTTATTTCAACTGCAATCTTTAGATCATCTACCGAGACTTGCGAGTCCCAAGTCTGGAGTATTCCCACGCCAATTCGACCATCTGGGAGTATCTGACCAGCAACGAGGCTCGCATTACGGCGACTCGGATTGACGTCGAAACCGAATACGGTGTAACCGCCGACTGGAATCTCGAGA